ATTTCGGGTTACTGTAAGCGCATGAGTTTATGTCTATCCATACAGGATATTGTCGTCCACCCATTTTATTTTTCCTCTTCTGTTGAGGTGTCTACTAATACCCAGTGGCCTAACTCATTTACCCAGTGGCCTAAGTCCTTCTGATGTGTACCCGTATACGATTGAATAAAATCCAGATATTCTTTTACTCTATCTCCGGCCATCCTCCTAGCTTCCATAGCCATCTCTACCTTGTCGGTTCCGATCTTTTGTTCCGCTTCGATTGCGGAGCTGACCAGATTGTCGATCAATCCCTCCAAGTGTATCCGTTGTTTCTCAAGCATCGGTTATCACCTCCGGTTTTTCAGGTTGATCTTGTCCTGTGTCCGGCATCCAGTGGGTAACGTCACCACCTAAACTGCCACGATCCCCACCAAAGTAGTCATAGCCAGTGCATCCCTCACTGTAACCACAGTCAGGTAGCTTGCATCCCATGCTCGCATCATTTCCATCCGCATCCACGAACCCTTCATAGCACCCAAAGAACCCATAGAATTCACCTTGGCTGACACCAGTGTGTTCGAAGTAGTACCAAACCTTTGCACCCTTCTCTGGATACCTGTCCTTTCTACCTATCCTTGGACCCTTGCATGAAATCCACTCACTCATAGTTATCTCCTTTGCCATTCGTAGGCTTCCCATCCTGACTCGCGAATAAAAATTTCACGCTCGCTAAGATGTTGGTAAGAACGGTACTGGCTTTCAGGAAAAATAATTTTCTGAGTATTTTTTCTTCCCGCACGCTCAGTCCTAAGTAACATCCTCGCTTTCCATTTCCTGCGTTCGTATTTCAGATTCATTACTCCTCCTCGTTAGCTTCCTTCATGGGCCACCTTGCCCACGGATCTTTATCCGACAAAGCCCTCAGTCCACGGGTCGCAACGTCCACCCGATCAGATAGATTGTGACGGTACTCCCTCTCCTTCATCCATAACTTTTTCCATGTGGATAGCTCACCCTTCAATCTATTAATCTCCGCATTGCCCTTTGAAATCAGCCCTTGGCCATCCTGCTCAATGCTTTGGGATCGCATAACCTCACGCCGTAGCAACTTGGTGTCAGTTACCAGAAGTTTGCCCTCTACATGCATATCCGTAATCGTATTCTTCAGAGTACGATTCTCGTCACGGAGCTTCTTGATCTCATCCTCCAAAACACCTGAAGCTACTGCGTGGACGGTGCCTTCGACTGGCTCCTCGCTTCCGCAATCGCAAGCGATCACGCAACTGCCAGTCCACTCCGTGTTTACTACCTTCATGTTCGCCATGTTACCTCCATCTGTTTAGGCGATGATTGGCCCATCGTTGGAGCCTTGCTTCCCCTCTCTCCGTGATGGCCACGACTGGCCCGTGATCCCGAACGACAGGCTCGGGCACCGGATCGGGCAGAACCCTAGTGTTCGTCATCATCTCCAACAGTTTCTTATCAGAGATGATTCGCATGGACAGGCTTGCCCACTCCTCGAAGTGCTTATCGTCTACGAAATCCATACCTCTACTCCTGGGGAAAATTTTTCCCCTGTTATTAGGATACTTCTACTTCCTCTCGTCCGGCTCCCCACAGAAGATGCAACTGTCATATCTGGAACCCAGATCTCTCACGTTATAGGCACAGTATCCGAACGGTGAGTCGTCGCAGTCCCAAAGATGCGCCCTACCCAGGTCCGTCTTAAACTGATGCTCTTTCGGGATGAACTCAAACATGAGATTATGGATGATGGCCGTAGCCCTCTTCCTTATCTCGACTTGACTGTGAATCAGATCCTGTATGTCGTCTCGATCCAGATTCAATACCTCGTTTCCTCTTCTCATTAGTAACCTCCACCCATTCGGGTCTGTCGTGGTTAGGGTTCTTACATATGTTCCGGCAATCACATGCCGGAGGATCTAGTCGCCACGTTCTCAACTCCTGCTCCCTTGGGGGGAAAATTTTTCTCCCCTGTCTATATGCTACTAGGCTGATTGTCAGCCCCAAACTCATAGGTTCCATCCTCCATCACGCGCCCGATATACGACTTGGGTGCTACCACGCGCTTGCGTCCACGCTTGCGAGGCTTGGGCTTGACCGCTCCCCTGCTGAACTCCCCGACTATGCGCCCGATCTGCTCCGTATCCCTGCGATCATTCGGGTAGTCTGGATCGTAGTCCCCGACTCTTGGGATGAAACCGTTGGCCTGGTTCCGGTCCCTCTTCCAAGGCTTGACCAATGGAATCGGTAGCTCGTTAGCGATGGGCAGTAGCACCCTGTACGCTTTCATCTCCGAATCCTGAGCCATTGCCAGTCGGTAGTGGACTGGGCTGATCCGTCTCACGCATCGGGGAACGTAGGCTCGTATCGCCTGACGTTCCATTGAATCCATTTGGATTCTCCTCTGTCTGGCCTCCGCTAGGGGGGGAAAATTTTTCTCCCCCTCTTGGGGAGGACCCCTCCTTTCCTTCAAAACTACAGCATAAATATAACTGGATTTATGTTTATTGTAAAGCCCGGATCTACCTCACTTTGGATGCTGTGAAAAGCGACCGGACCTATCAGTGGGGGGGAAAATTTTTCTCCCTTGTTGACCTGCGATCCCGCTAATGGTAGCGTGTGCTTATGTCTAACGGCGATACCATGACCCCGAAACAATCTGCGTTCGCAGGATTCGTAGCTGAAGGTGACGGTTACAGCGATGCGTATCGCAAGGCGTACAGCACGGAGAAGATGAGTGATGCCGTGATCAATAACGAAGCCTCCGCACTAGCAAAGAAACCTAAAATCAAAGAGGCGATCCAGTCACTCAAAGCTAAGAACACCACAGCAGAGCAAGCCCATCAGAAGTTAAGCAACGAATGGATCATCCAGAAATTGCAGGATGAGGCACTGAATGATCGGAACCCACCTGCTACCCGAGTCAGGGCACTGGAGCTATTGGGTAAAAGCGGTGGGCTATTCGATGAGTCTACCCATGTCACGGTAGAGCATCGGTCGCCAGAGGATGTAGAGAAAGAGCTGATGGAGAAGCTGGGTGTACTGTTCGCAATCGATGCGTGATATCACCGTGAGTAACGGTAGGTAGAAGCAACGTAGTACCCCTGGGGGAAAACTTTTCTCCCTGTAATCGAACCTCATGGTGCAAGGCGACCGGACCTAATAGTAGGGGTCTGGCTGCGCGATGGGGGAAAATTTTTCTCCCCTATCCCAAGACGACCGGACCTACGCGCCAGCGCCCTTGGGGTGGGGTGGGTGGGGTGGTGGGGATTGTAGAGAAAACAGTTCGCAGTAAAGTATGGCGGTAGTTAGTCATGCTTTGCGCGATCCGTATAGATTAACCACCGCGAGCGATTAGCGAGATCCACTGGCTGTTGCTGTTGGGTGGTCGGGAGAGAAATAGTCTGAGCATGCACGGTGGTGCAGAGCGAAGTCCACGCAGTTTATGGCGGAGCGACAAAAAAAAACGGGGACACCGACCGAAGCCGATGCCCCCGCGGGTTGGAATGATTCGAGAGACTTACGAATCGTCCTTGGTGCACTCATGGTCAGCTTGAACCATGTGATTATCGTTCATCGCCATCAACTCGATCTCTCGAATCATAGAGGCGACCTGCTTCGATCTACGGGCAACGACCTTCTGCTCGGCTTCGAGCTTCTTCAGGGTCGAGCCGATCTGGGCCTTGTCGCCGATGCGCTCGCCGGACGCATTCAGCTTTTCGATGATACCCCACTCGGCCCTCTCATCGAGACTTAGCTCCTCAACCATGCTGGCAAGATAGAGACAGGCAACTTCTGATACAGGGTGGATAGCCTGATAGATGATTATGTTAGTACGCTTGCGCCTGATGGTACTCCGAAGCTCCTCGATGACTAATGCAAGACGCTTAGTGAAATCGACAGTGCCTGTAATCGAGGTAGGAACCGGGCTAAAGGCATCCTTGAAAGCCTCTGGGGCATTCTCCACAGCCCAGAGCAGGTATTGGAGACCCTTGAGGTAAGTGTTGACCACGTTGCGACCACTGGCCTTCGCATCCTTCAGGGTGCCTCGCGAGGCTTCCACGGCATTCTCCCACTCGGCAGCGACACCCGCGATGCTCGCCTTGCGGGTATCATCATAATACCCACAGACTGCGAGAAGTGCGTCTTTCCCAGTGGTGCCCGTCGAGATCAGCTTACTCGCAATGAACCGAAAGTCCTCGGTCATTCTCTCGGCAACGAGCTTGCCCGTGACCTTGGCTTTCTGCGAGAACCCACCAGCCACGGCGCAGATTGCACCTGTGACCTTCGCGAGCCCGGTAAATAAGACTAATGCTAACATAACGAATACTCCTTGGGCGGCTTTTTCGCCCCTTAAGTAGGCTGGCTACGCATCTGTAACCTAGTCCTACAAGTAGCGAGGTGTTGCTGTTTCTCCAGCCCCAATCTCACTACACCCTCTACTCAACGCTGAGCATCAAACGCCGAACCTGAGTGGGAAGAAGTTATCCCGCTCAGGTGAGCCTTTTGATCTCACGCGTTAAATTCAACCAAGCTTGCGATTCGTTAGATTTCTCATGTCGTGCAACGGACAACTCTGTTTATGAATCCCGAGCTTGCGAGGTTGAATAGAGTTGCTCGCTCGCAATCCCAATCTCTGATTGGTTGACCCACTGCGATCCGTGCGCGAGATAGAAAGAGCAAGCACCCAGCAATAATCCCAATCTCAGTCGAGAGATTGGTTGTATGGCGAAAGGTTGGCGGTCTGTTCACGCCAAGCTTTTGCTCTGGGCCATTCAGTACCCGAGGAACGCGAGCGACGAGCGCCCGCAGGGTTCAGAGAAACGCAGTATCATAGATGATGATGATTGCCGAAGGCGATCACACTCAGGGAGGCAAACGACCGAGTGGATTGCCGGAGGCGATCAGCAGTTGGGGAGGGGTGAGGGGCGCAGTACCCCGGACCCCCCCGGTAACGGGGGGAGCTGTTCTGTTGTTAATAACACTGTTTCACACACCCGATATGCAAATTTTGAACTTATGACACCTTTCTGTACTCTTTATCACCTTGAAATGGATGGCACCATAGTATCTAACTTAAATACCTAAGTTGTTATTAGATTAGATTACTAGTATAGGTATCTAAGACTAGATAACTAAGACTAGATTATCTATATAGATAATAGGGGGTCTTTTTTGGAGCTGATGAATGCCCGACGATTTGTTTCATGTTTTGGCCAAAGCGGTGGAGTCCTACCGTGCGGCGAATGTTCGTGGAAGAAATTACACTATTCGGGGGTATACCGCGCAGAGTCTCATAGACTCCTTTCCGGGCTTTTACAGTATACAGGATAATGGAAAGGTTATTTTCGTGGGGGAAAGTGCAAATGAGATTTTGGAAAATTATCTCCAGAGTTTAGGTTACGAACGCAATAACAAGATCTGGTACAGGCTTGCCAGGGATGTTATCGAACTAGCGGAGGATGAACATGGGTTCGGAGAAAAGGTTGAGAGTGAGGAGTGATTCCGAAAAACAGCTTCAAAAAATGCTGCCATCTGAAAAACTTCGTATGTATGGGCACTTGCTTATGGTTTCCCAGCGTTACAGTGTGAGGCATCGGCACGATGACGCGGACGAACTTCGCAAGGAAGCAGAGCAGATTCTAATCCATTTTCAAAAGACACTGGATTGATGCTGGATGTAGCCACGATTACAAAGCAGTTGGGTGCCCTTCCTGCTCATAAGCAGAAAGAGGTTCTCATACTTCTGAACGAGCTATCCGATGCGAAAATCAGAAGTGCGGCCCAGGGAGACTTTCTGGATTTTGTCAGAGAAGTCTGGCCTGCCTTTATCGAAGGAAGCCATCACAAGATCATGGCTGATGCTTTCAATCGTATCACGGACGGGAGTCTCAAGCGGCTGATCGTGAATATGCCTCCACGGCATACCAAATCGGAATTCGCATCTCATTTGTTTCCGGCATGGTATCTGGGTAGATACCCGGACAGAAAAGTCATTCAGACCGCTCACACCGCAGAACTTGCAGTAGGGTTCGGTCGTAAAGTTCGTAACCTTGTCGGATCATCGGATTATCAGAAGCTATTTCCAGATGTATCTCTGAGTGTTGACTCAAAAGCTGCTGGACGCTGGAACACGAACAAGAATGGAGAATACTTTGCTATCGGCGTCGGCGGTGCAGTCACTGGTAAGGGTGCGGATATTCTTATCGTGGATGATCCGCATTCGGAGCAGGAAGCCGCACTCGGTGACCCGTCCGTGTATGACAAAACTTATGAGTGGTATACATCCGGTCCACGGCAGAGGCTACAGCCTGGTGGAGCGATCTGTCTCGTTATGACGCGCTGGTCGAAAAAAGATTTAACCGGAAGCATTCTCAAAGCATCTATAGAAAGAGGTGGTGCAGACGAGTGGGAAATCATCGAGTTTCCCGCGATCCTTCCCAGCGGAAAATCCTTGTGGCCTGGGTTCTGGCCGATAGAACAGCTTGAGTCTCTCAAGGCGGAACTTCCTATTGGCAAGTGGAGTGCCCAGTACCAGCAAGATCCCAGTTCGGAAGAAGGTGCTCTTGTCAAAAGGGAGTGGTGGCAGGAGTGGAAAGAAAAAAAACCGCCAGATTGTGATTTTGTGATTCAGTCGTGGGATACCGCATTTCTGGCAAAGGAAACCGCTGATTACAGCGCATGTACGACATGGGGGGTATTTACTACGGAGGACGGTGTATCCAATATCATTCTTCTGGATGCGTTGCAGGAGCGTCTGGAGTTTCCAGATCTGAAAATCCGGGCGATGGAAATGTACAAGGAATACAAACCAGATGCGTTCATCGTGGAAGCGAAGGCGGCTGGCACTCCGCTTATCTTTGAATTGCGGCGAATGGGTATTCCGGTGGGCGAGTATGTTCCCAGTAGGGGCAGAGACAAGATTGCCAGGGTGAACGCGGTTTCGGATTTATTCTCTTCAGGACATGTTTGGGCACCCAAAAAAAGATGGGCCGAACTGGTGATCGAAGAGTTTGCCGCCTTTCCTACCGGGGATCACGATGACCTGGTAGACTCTTCTACACAGGCTCTTTTGCGTTTTAGACATGGTGGGTTTATCTCTATAGATAGCGACGAACCCATGGGTGATCTGCTCCCGATGCGTAAGGCTGATTATTACTGATTGTTGACCTTGGGGTTATAGTATTTCATTGTGTGTGCTTCATGTTATGAGAGGGATAATCCGTGGCAGTAGATAAATTACTAGATCCTTTTTTCGGCGGAGACGATTTTGATATGGGTCCAGAGGGGCTCATGGTTGCGGAAGAGGAGATGGATTTACCAGAATCTCTGGTAACCGAACTGGATGACGGCGGCGTCGAAATTGATTTTGATCCGATGGCCGATGAGCGTTCCGCAGGCGAGACATTCGATTCGAATCTTGCGGAGCATATCGAAGACGACGAACTACGCACCCTTGCCCTGGATCTTATCTCCAAGTTCAATGCAGATAAAAGCAGCAGATCGGACTGGGAGCAGACCTACGAACAAGGGCTGGGCCAGCTTGGGCTGGAGATAGAAGATCGCACGACACCGTGGGCTGGAGCATGTGGCGTGTTTCATCCGATGCTGTCCGAGGCGGTAGTGAGATTCCAGAGTCAGACGATTCAGGAGATCATGCCAGCCCAGGGTCCGGTCAAGACTCAGATATGGGGCACCTTCAGTCCCGAAAGGGACAAGCAGGCGAAGCGGGTTCAGCAGTATCTGAACTATCAGCTTCTTGAGGTCATGACGGAGTATCGATCCGAGACTGAGAAATTGCTGTTCAGCCTTCCTCTCGCTGGCTCTGCATTTCGCAAGATCTATTTTGATCCGTCCTTGGGAAGACCGACTTCCATGTTTGTTCCGGCGGAGGATTTTGTCGTAGCATACAATGAGGCTGATCTAGCTCAGGCAGAGCGGTACACTCACGTTATGAATAGGAGCACCAATCAAATCAGGAAGCTTCAGGTAAGCGGGTTCTACCGTGATATAGAACTCACGCCCTCCTATGTCGAAGATAATATAGTAACAGATAAATATTTAGAAATTGGAGGCGTGAAGCCGTCGTGGGATAAGGACGAACGCCACCAGCTTTTAGAGATGCACGCTGATCTGGATTTACCTGGATTTGAAAGTGAGGACGAGGTTGCGCTTCCCTATGTAGTTACGATAGACAAGGGAAATAACACGGTTCTTTCCATATACAGAAACTGGGGCGAGGACGATCCACATAGGATCAAGAAACAACATTTCGTCCATTACGGATACGTTCCTGGCATCGGTTTCTATAATCTTGGACTGATTCACATGATTGGTGGATTAGCCAAGTCTGCAACAAGCTTGCTACGACAACTGGTTGATGCGGGCACACTTTCCAATTTACCTGGAGGGCTGAAGACCCGTGGACTCAGAATCAAAGGTGACGACACGCCTATCATGCCAGGAGAATTCAGGGATGTCGATGTCCCTGGCGGTGCTATTCGTGACAACATCACCTTCCTTCCTTATAAGGAACCTTCTTCGGTCCTTTATCAGTTACTGGGTAACATCGTGGAAGAAGGCCGACGTTTCGCGTCCATGGCCGATCTGAAAGTAGCGGATATGAATTCGGAGGCACCTGTTGGTACAACGCTCGCAATTATGGAGCGTGCAATGAAAGTGCAGTCCGCGATTCAGGCTAGGATTCACGCCAGCCTGAAACAGGAATACAAGATTTTAGCAGAGATTATTAGAGATTACACAGATCCCGAATATCCTTACGAAACCGATGAGGGAGAGGGTATAAAAGCTGAAGACTTTGACGATCGTATTGATGTTGTGCCTGTTTCGGACCCCAATGCGTCCAGCATGGCACAACGGATCATGCAATACCAAGCCGCCCTGCAACTAGCAGCTCAGGCACCGAATCTTTATGACATGCCACTTCTGCACAGGCAGATGATGGAATTGATTGGTATTCCGAATGCCGACAAGGTTGTTCCCGATACGGATGAGATACCTCCGAAAGATCCGGTCAGTGAAAACCAAGATATGCTTACCATGTCTCCTGTTAAGGCATATGAATATCAGGATCACGATGCTCATATGCGTGTTCACATGGTTCTCAAGAATGATCCGCAGATGGCGCAGGAAGTTCAGAATAGTCCTGCTGGTGGAGCTGTGTCGGGTGCGCTTGATGCACATGTTCGCGAACACTTGGCATTTGTCTTCCGCAGACAGATAGAAGAAGAGCTTGGCGTTCCGCTGCCTCCGGTCGATCAACAGTTACCGGAAGATGTCGAGAAGAGACTCAGCAGCTTGGTTGCGGATGCCGCAGATCAGATGATGGGCAAGAAACAACAACAGCAACAGGCCGAGATGCAGGCACAGCAGCAGCAAGATCCTGTTATTCAGATGAGAGAGAAGGAGATTGGAATCCGCGAATCCGAAGTTCAGCGCAAACAGCAAGCCGATCAGGCGAAGCAGCAGCTTGAACAGCAGAAGCTGGCGGCTGACCAACAGCAGGATGCGGCGGAGCTTCAGTTGGATACAGCGGAACTTGAGCTGGAACGCGAGAAGCTTGCCAGCAAGGAACGCATCGAAGCCGCCGAACTGGCTTTTGAAGAGCAGGAGTTGATGATTAAAACTCAGATAGATCGTGAACAGTTCGACTCATTGCAGGAAGCGGAAGGTTATAAGCACCAGATGGATCAGAGGGAACGTGACGCCGACCGCGAAGATTTAAGGGCGAAGGAACGCTTAGTACAACAGGATCGAGGGCTTGATCGAATCCAACGTGACGCCGATCTCGAAGCGGATAGAAAGGAGCGCAAGGGTGAGTGATGACGTTCTATCGTTACTTAGAAAAAAATTTAGAGGTCAAATGAATGAACTTGCTGACCATCTTGCGTTGGGATCAGCCAAGGATATGGAAGAATACCGCAAGGTATGTGGTATTATAGAAGGGTTGGCATGGGCAGAAAGAGAAGTTATTGATATAGAGGACAAGCTTCGGGGGCCGTAGGTAATGAAGTGGGATTTAGCGGTTCGTATCGGCAAATACTTTGGCGTTATTCCAGAAGACAAGGCGAACGAGTGGGTAGAAGATGATTATTTACCTTTTTATTTCGAGCTTGGGGAAGATGGTGAGCTTTTTGTGGTTGCTGGAGATCCCGACGAAGAGCCAGAAGAAACTATTTTAGAGGAAGACACGGTAACGCTCGCCTAGAGCGCAAATTCAACGAGGGAGCTAATGGCTACACTCGCAAAAGAAGTTATGGAACAGATGGTTGAACCCGATATTGAGCCGGAAGAAGGATCACCAAGGCTCGCGTCTCAGTTACCAGAGCCAAAAGGCTATAAGTTGCTGATCGCATTGCCCGAAGTTGACGAAACTACCGATGGCGGCATCATAAAGTCGGCGCAGTCCCAGCATGAAGAGTCTATTGCCACCGTTGTGGGTTGGGTGATGTCTATGGGACCGGATGCTTACGCCAATTATTCCAGATTTCCCAATGGACCATACTGCGAGGTAGGTGACTGGGTGGTTTTTCGGGCATTCAGCGGTACAAGACTAAAAATTCATGGTAAAGAATTCCGTTTAATCAACGATGACACCGTAGAGGCGGTCGTAGAAGACCCCAGAGGCGTGGAAAGGGCCTAAAATGATTGAAGAAACCGAAAGAATGAGCGAAGAAGACAAGTTTTTAGGCGTTAGAACCACAATTGAGCCTCCAGATACGGAAACCAGCGCAGATGTAGATGAAATTGCTGTTGAAGTCGTGGATGACCGCCCGGAAGACGATCAAAGGGGCATTCCTGCGTCAAAAAGTGATGATGACGGATCTGCATCGGACGAAGAGCTTGCACAGCTTGGAAATCGCGCCCAAAAACGGATAAAAAAGCTAAAATGGGAATATCATGAGGAACGTAGGGCAAAAGAGGCGTCTGATAGGCTTGCAAGTGAAGCAGTTAACTATACGCAGTCACTCCAGACGGAAAATCAGCGGTTAATCCAACTTGTTCAGGATTCCCAGACCGCACTTACCGAACAAGCGAAGAATCGGGCGAGCACAAGTCTTGTTTTGGCTGAAGAAAACTTCAAAAATGCTCATGAATCCGGTGATTCGAGCCGTATTGCTAAAGCGCAGCAGGATTTAACAAATGCACAGCTCGCACAAGCTTATGCGCCAGCCGTTTCCCAAAAAATTATAGATGACTGGAAGCGGGATGTGATGGCGCAGGACCAACAGATGGCACAACAGGCGCAGCAACAGTATATGCCACCTCCTGTGGCAGAGCCTGATGCCAGAGCGGTTGTCTGGCAAGATGAAAACCCGTGGTTTGGTGTTGACAAGGAATTAACGAGTTTCGCATATGGTGTGCATGACAAACTTGTTAGAGATGAGGGTGTTGACCCAGATACCGATGAATACTATCAATTGATTGACCATCGTATGAGAGAAGTTTTTCCTACGCACTTCAGTATCGACTCGACGCACTCAAATAATTCCGTCACTGTCGAAACTGCATCTCGCCGCAGGGCGAACCCCGTGGTTGCGCCAGCATCTAGAAATAGTGGCGTGGCACCACGCAAGGTTACATTAACCTCAACCCAAGCTAGACTCGCGAAACGTTTGGGACTTACCTATCAGCAATATGCAGCCCAGCTTATGAAGGAGATGGTCTGATGACTGACGAACGCGCCGCACGGGAGCCCCGTAGTCTTGAAAATCGTGAAAACGATACTCGTGACAAAGCCTGGGAACCCGCATCATTACTTCCAGACCCAGATCCGCAAGACGGATGGGTTTTCCGATGGGTAAGGACATCTATGGTTGGTCATCCCGATAATACGAATATTTCTAAGAAATTTCGTGAGGGATGGGAACCTGTCCGCGCAGAGGATCACCCGGAACTTCATATTATGAGTGATCATAAGTCGGAATGGGGAGCGAAGGGTGGTATTGAGGTCGGTGGACTTCTGCTCTGCAAGGCACCAGAGGAATCGGTGGAACAAAGACGCGAATATTACAAAAGTCACGCCGAATCCCAGATGCAAGCCGTCGATAACAATTATATGCGTGAGAACGATCCCAGGATGCCTGTTCTTGCGCCAGATCGTAAAACTCATGTGGTATTTGGTGGCGGAAGTCGCTGAATGCCCGAACTTAATTAAAATTAGGAAATTATTATGTCTGCTACAGCGACACCGTATGGTGCGAGGCCAATTGGTACGCTAAGTGCTTCCGGCTCATGGACGAGCAAGGTGAGGCACCTGCCGATAGGCAGTGGGTACGGCTCCGCCATTATGAACGGTGATTTTGTAAAGTTGGTAGCGGATGGTGAAATTGAATTAGAGAATGGCACCACCGCACTAACCGCAGTAGGAATTTTTGTGGGATGTTCCTATACACCAAGCTCAACAAATCAGAAGACCTTTAATACGCAGTGGCCTGCGTCTACGGTTGCAACTGATGCGATGGCTTATGTTATAGATGATCCCTTTGTTGTATTTCAGATGCAAGGCGATGAAGCATTAAACACCACGGATCGTGGTCTTAATGCGTCTGTGGTCTATACGATTGGTAGCACTTCTATTGGTAAATCCAAGAGTGCTTTGGATGGAAGTACACCAGCTACGACGAATACGCTGCCTCTTCGTATTATCGACTTTGTTGATGGGCCTAAGAGCTTGCCTCCGAAGGGGACCACGGCGAGTGATGCCTATCCCGACGTTATCGTTAAGTTTAATGCGGCGTCGAGTGGGTCAGCCTCCAATCATTCATACTTAAACGCCACTGGCGTATAATAGGAGATTGACCAATGGCTATATCACGCGCACAACTTCTTAAAGAACTACTTCCTGGGCTTAACGCGCTCTTCGGGATGGAGTATGCTCGCTACGATGATGAGCATTCAGAAATCTATGAGTCAGAAAGTTCAGATAGGTCTTTTGAAGAAGAAGTGAAGCTCTCGGGCTTCGATGCTGCCCCCGTCAAGGACGAGGGATCGGCAATTTCGTATGACGCTGCACAGGAATCTTTCACGGCGCGGTACAACCATGAAACGATTGCCATGGGCTTTGCTATTACAGAAGAAGCCATGGAAGACAATCTTTATGATTCTTTGTCAGCTCGTTACACCAAAGCCTTGGCTCGTGCCATGGCTCACACTAAGCAAGTGAAGG